GCTGGCCCACGTGATTCCGGCACTCCGCGCGCTGGCCGACCGCACCGCCCGCATCGGTGGACGCTCGCACGCGCCATCGCGCGGAGTCGCGCCACTGCCCATCAGCACCCACTGGCAGGAGCAGTGGGAGCGCGCCTCGCGCCTCATGCTCGACATCGCCTCCACCGTCGACATCCGCTACAGCCTGCTCAGGCCGGAATCATGGCGCAAGGCATGGCGCAAGGCCATCTCCAACCGCAACAGCCTGGCGGCCAGCGGCAGGACGCCGGACCTCATGCTCGACCTGCACGCCACGCTCATCGATTTCGACGGCATGATGCGCGAGCGCGATCCTCGTGTGACGGTGGTCTCCTGCACGGAGTGCGGCCAGCGGATAGCGGCCCCGTTCGGCATGAGGGCCGGTGACTGTCCGTCCTGTGGCGTTCGCCTGGATTTGGAGGCGTTGGTCACGGAGCATGAGCGGGACGCGCGTTCGCGCACCGTGGACGGCAGTCCGGCCGAGTTGGCGTCGTGGCTTTCCAATGTCATCGGACGGCGCGTGTCGCGCAAGCAGGTCGAGTGGCTGTTGCGGTCGGGCAGGCTGCATGGCTGCGAGCGCCTTGGCTCGGGCAGGTGGCGTGTGGTGGCGGGTGAGTTGCTTGATGCGGCGTCGCATGTCGGCTGATGCGACACGCCGAACATTTGTTCGATGTCCGCTCGCCGTTTAATGTGTATGGTGAGCGCGAATTGTGGGTGGCCACAGGTTGCCTTGTTCGTGCCCTTTCGTGATTGGAGGCCATCCGGCGTTTGCCGGGTGGCCTTCGTGCTTCGGTAGGCTCAGCGGTAGAGCTGCGGGACGGCACGGATTCCAATGAGCGGACCTCTAACCGGTCATGGTTTCCAATTCTCAATTGCCCGTCAACGATATGTGCCGGCCCGCGGGTCGCTGGTTCGACTCCAGCCCGAAGCGCTTATGATTATCCGTGTCCGGCATGGTCCACTAGTAGAACCGGCCACCAGGGCTCGTCAGCGCCACATCCATGGGGTGGTTCACCTGATGTGCTTGAGAATGGCGAATCTGGCAGTGGTTTGCGGGGGAGCTTTCGAGGTGCGGGTACCCCGACATGCCGGACCTTCTCCACCAATGGGGGATTCGATGTACAAGGTATGCTCCACCTCCGGCTGCCCGCATCTGGTCTCCTCCGGCTCCCTGTGCGACGAGTGCAGGAAAGCCAAGGACAAGCGCCGCTCGCGCGGCCGCAATCCATACACCTCGAAAGCCCATCGGCTCGCACGTGCCCGTGTGCTGGCGAGGGATCCGCGATGCGTCTGCCCAGGTGACGGACCCGACGGATGCGGCAGGCACCATGGCCTGTGCGGCGCCCCCAGCACCATCGCCGACCATTGGCCGCTCGAACGAGTCGAGCTCATCGAAGCCGGACTGGACCCCAACGACCCGACACGCATGCGCGGCCTGTGCAAGCGTTGCCACGACAGCAAGACGGCAAGAACGAAACCTTCAGGCTTCAACGGACGAAGCCTTCGCTGATTCATCACTATCGACGCCACGAACGCATGCCGTCGAGCCGAGCCGACGACGTCCAACGCGCGCCGCAAACGTGAGACGAAGCGGAAGACAAAAGCGATCAAGTCTTTTTCAATTCGGTTCGCAGCCCGCCGCGAAGCCGAACGCGCGGCATTGGAAAACGTTGGAAAATCAACGAAATCAACCCGCTGAAACACCCACGGGGGTACCCCCTAACGGGTTGGTGGCTAGAACCGCCGGAGAGCTGTCTCCGAGGTGCGGAGGGTTCAAAGGTTTCAGAGGGGGCCGGGCGAAAGGCCCGGCCGCCCACAGCGAAGGAACGGCGCGAGGCCGTCCGACGATGGAGGAGACATGCCAAGAGGAGGAAAACGCGTCAGATCCGGTCCGATGCCCGATCCGTCGAGCGGAGCGAGCGAACGCAGAGGCTACACTCTGCGCAGCCTGCCCAACACCGAATACAAGGGGAGGCCGCCGAAATTCCCGCTACCACCGTATGTGCTTCGCTATTTCGACAAGGAGTCGCAGGAATGGGTCGAGGACACCGCCGGTTCGGAATCCTGGAACAATCGGGAGGCCGAACTATGGAAACAGCTGTGGCGTCTGCCGCAGGCGCGCGCATGGAAACAGCCGCAGCTGAAGTACCTGCACTACCAGATTGCCTCGTACGTGCGCGAATGTGTGATCTGCGAGAGCTCATTGGCGAAGGCCGCGGACGTGGCCGTGAAGATCAGGCTTGAGGATCGCATCGGCCTGTCCGAGGCCGGATTGCAGGCGCTCGGCTGGAAGATCTCCGAAGACAACGTCGACATGGCCGCCCACGAGGTGTCCGCCACGGACGTGGAGGCCGCCGCCAGCGGAATGGACACCAAGATCGTCCAGTTCCCACGACGCCTGAGGGCGTGACATGGCCGACGATTGGATCATCGACTTCCCGACATTGGCCGACCTGCAGGACGCGTGGGTGCAGCGGCATGTGCGCCAGCCAGACGGCATCCTCCGCGGCAAGCCATTCTGCTGGTCCGATTGGCAATTCTGGTACGCCGCGCACCGCTGGCGTGTGCGCGAGGACGCGGAATTCGTGCCTCCCGAGGAGGTCACGGTAGACAATCCGCTCGTCCTCAACCAGGCCTTCCAATACCGTCTGACCGGATGCATCGGACCACAGAAGACCGGCAAGGGACCGACCGAGGCCTCATGCGCGATACTCGAGGCCTGCGGGCCCGTCGTGTTCGCCGGTTGGGCGAAGCCCGGCGACGTGTACCGATGCTCCGACAACGGCTGCCCCTGCGGATGGGTCTACCACTACAATCCGGGCGAACCGAAAGGCATGCGTCACCCTTCGCCACTCATCCAGCTGACCGCGAACTCCGAGGACCAGGTGCGCAACGCCTACCGTCCACTCGTCGCGATGATACGGCTCGGCCCGTTGAAGCAGCTGCTCAAGGTGCGCGAGGGCTTCATCCGCATCCTGCGCCCCGGAATCAACTTGGACGATGACGATCTCGACCTCGACCGCATCGACGTGGTGACCGCATCGGCCACCAGCCGTCTGGGCAACCCGATCTCGGACGCCGAACAGGACGAGGCCGGCCTGTACACCAAGTCGAACGGCATGCTCGACGTGGCCGACACCCAACGCCGCGGCGCCGCCGGCATGGGCGGCAGAACGCACTTCTGGACCAACGCCTACGACCCCGGCGAAAATTCCTATGCCCAACAGCAATTCGAGACATCGGCATCGGATGTGTGGATCTTCTACCGCAACCCCGACCTCAACCCGGACCTGCGCCACAAGGACGGTACGCCATACAGCTTCAACAACCGGCGCGAACGCCGCAAGATCCTCGAATGGGTGTACGCCGGCAGCCCCTGGGTGCCCTTGGATTCCGTCGAGGCGGAGGCCGAGGCCCTCATGGAGAAGGACCCCGCGCAAGCGGAACGCTTCTTTGGCAACCGCATGGTGCAGGGCGGCGGCGCATGGCTCGAGGACGGACTATGGGAGAGCTGCTATGCGGGACAATAGACCACTCAACAAATCAAGGATGCGGACGATGAGGCAATACAATCTTCCGCTGCTGCAAAAGGTGCGGACAGTTGGCCGATACGACATGCCAATGCTTGCAAAACAGGACGTCACCCCCCCCTGACACGTTGATAGGCTTCAATTACGCGACCGGCAAAAAGACAGTCAAGCATTGCGGAATCCATTTCTTCATCGATGACTACCAGTTCCAGAGAGTCTGGAACCAGCCGGACAGATACATCGCACCGCTCAAACGCTTCCAGTGCGTGCTGACACCTGATTTCAGCACATACATGGACATGCCAGAAGCGATGAAGATCTATAACGTCTTCCGAAGCCGTCTGATCGGAGCATACTGGCAGGCCTGCGGACTGAAAGTCATCCCAACACTTCAATGGGCGGGCCCAGAGTCACTCCCGTACTGCTTTTCAGGCATTCCAAACAACTCCACCGTCGCGGTAAGCACGGTCGGAACGAACGACAATCCGACGGCAGAACTCTATTGGCGGCTCGGCATGCGATACGCGATCGACAGGCTCGAACCGGAAAAGATTCTCCTCTACGGAGATGCCATTCCGTTTTTCGACTTCAGTGGCATCGAAGTGGTCACATACAAAAACAGCAATGCGGAAAGGATGAAAAAATGGGCGGAAGAGGATCAAGCTCAGGCGCAGGACGTGGCGGACATGGCGGCGGAGGGGGAGGCTCTTCCTCTGACCTTTCATCCGTAAGCGACACGGATCTCACCAAGATGATGCGCGACGCGGGAAACCGCATGGACACCGCATCGGAAATCATGCAGAGAACCGCGCACGGAGCCACGCAATACAACCAGCGCATGCCGGAAAGCGTCTTTCCAGAGGCAACCAAGGCGAACTACGACAAATACCGGGCAGCCTCCAAGGCATTCCGCACCGCCAGGGCACAGCGCGACAGAATCTCCGACGAACAGATCCGACGCCAACCAAAATCAAGCGGCACAAGCCACGCATTCGTCAATTCCTTCGGCGAAGCGACAACAAGGGAGATCACAAACCAGAACTACCAGCGCTCGCAGAAGAGTTTGTCAAAATCGGTCTTGAGGAACATGGGATATTAGCGTGTCCGAGCATGAGCTTTGGCTTGAGAACCCGTCGAAGGGCACCGAGGTGTGCCTCGGCTTCGACGGCTCCGAGAACGACGACTGGACATGCATCAAGGCCGAAACACGCGAGGGCTTCATCTTCACTCCGCGCTACGGCGAGGACCGGCGTCCCACCATCTGGAACCCGAAGACATGGGGCGGTCGAATCCCGCGCAGCGAGGTCAACGCCGCCATGGACGAGCTCAACGACCGGTACAAGATCGTGCGCGCCTACTGCGACCCCGGATTCCGCGACGAGGTGTCGTGGGAGTCGCAGATCGAGGCATGGGACTCCCAATACGGGCCGAAGAAGTACATTCCCTGGTCGATGAGCGGCTCCAGCCGCATCACCGCCGTCTGGGAGGCATTGAAACGCTTCGAATCCGACCTCGAGCACCACGCCATCACCCAGGATGGCTGTCCGATCACCATCACGCACATGCGCAACGCAAGACGCTTCGCCAAGTCCGGCGAACGGTACGGGCTCGGCAAGCCAAAACAGACAAGGAAAATCGACGCGGCGGTCACCAGCGTGCTCGCACATGAGGCGGCATGCGACGCGCGCGCCGCCGGCTGGGGCAGGAAACGCAAGGCCTACCTGCTGACCGGCTCGACAACAAGGGGATTCTGAATGATTCGCACCGCCGCGGACGTGAACCGTATGGCGAACCTGCTCGCCATGAAGATAGAGCAGCGACGCTCGGACATTAGGAAGCACACGGACTACGTGCGCGGCAAGCGTGGCACCCTGAAATTCGCGTCCGACGAATTCAAACGCTACATGTCGGATCGTTTCAGCGGATTCGCCGATAACTGGTGCCTGCCTGTGGCGCAGGCGCCCGTGGAACGCATCCACTTCCGAGGCTTCATCCCATACGGCGACGTCGAACTCGACTCGCACGTGATGTGCGTGTGGGAGCGCAACGACTGCGACCGCAAACTGCAGGAGGCCGCCCTGATGATGACCACCACAGGCAGAGCCTTCGGCCTGGTCACCTCGATGCCGGACGGCAGGGCGCGCATAAGTTTCGAACACCCCGACTCGGCGGCTGTCCACTACGATCCGCTCACCGGCGAGGTCGACGCCGGCCTCCTGGTCAGATACGACGAGGAGCACGAATTCGGCACGCTGCTGCTGCCCGACGTGGTCTTCGACGTGGTGCGCGTCCGCGCGGGCGGAGACGACGAACGAGACCGTCTGCCGCCGGGCGTCGAGGGATGGATGTTCCTGCCGGACTCCGCCCGCCCGAACCCGCTCGGCCGCGTCCCACTGGTCGAATTCCGCAACCAGATGCTCCTGGACAACCTTCCCATCAGCGACGTCGAGCAGGTCGAATCCATGCAGGACGCCGTCAACGTCTGCTGGGCATACACCTTGAACGCATTGGACTTCGCGTCCATGCCCGCGAGGGTCATCCTCGGCGGCGACAGCCTGTCCGAACCGGTGTTCGACAAGGCCACCGGAGAGCAGGTGGGCGAACGTCCCGTGAACCTCGACAAGCAGGTCATGGAGCGCATCATGCAGATCACCGGCGACAACGTGTCGATCGGCGAATGGACGGCAAGCAACCTGCAGGCCTTCCTTCCGATCATCCAGAAGGCGGTCGAGCACATCGCCGCCGAGACGCGCACGCCAGGCCATTATCTTTTGACGAACGCGGAGGTGCCCGCCACCGGCTACGAGGTCGCCGAAGCCGGATTGGTCAGCAAGACGTTGGAGCGCATCAGCTTCATGCGCCAGCCGGTGCGTGAGCTGTGCGAGATGGCCATGACGCTCGAGGACGACGAGCAGTCAGCGCGCATCCTCGAGGACTCCAAGGTCGTGTTCGCCACGCCGCAGTACCGCAGCGAGGCCCTCATGGCCGACGCGATGCTCAAATACGAGCGGCTCGGCTACCCGCTGCAGTGGATCGCCGAACAGATGGGCCAGAGCCCCGAGGACATCAAGCGCATCATGCGCATGATCGACGAGGAGAACAGCGACCCGGAGATGGCCGAGATAGCGCGAACCCTGCAGGTCGGAGGTGCATCTGATGACGGTGACGATGGACAGCCTGTCGGACAGCCGGCACACCCTGGCCAGACTATGCCTGCTGGCCGTGAAGGCGGCGGACAAAACATGGAAGGGCGTGGATCCGCGACGGGTGCGTGACAGCTGGAATCGGACGAACGCCGACTTCCTGACGTTCTTCGCCACCCTGCAGACGCGCGCCGCCGCCGACGCGATGGACTCATCCACGCTGATGCTCGCCGAACAGAGCGATTACATCCAGCCAGACGGCGGCATCGCGAATCCTCTCGCATTCGGAACCGGCTTCGCCCCGACCGGCATCGACCTCGAATCGTATTTCGGCATCCCGGTCACGCACACCCTGTCGGCCATCAAGTCCGGCATGGACGAATCGGAGGCCATGCAGGCTGGACGCGCGACGCTCCGCCAGATGGCCATGCAGGCCATCGAGGACACCTCCATCAGCGCGATGGGCGTCAGCATCACACAAAGGGCAGGCGTCGGCTACGTGCGCGTCGAATCACCCGACTGCTGCCCACGATGCGCCATCCTTGCCGGTAAATACTTCCGGCACAACAACGACTTCCTTCGCCATCCGAAATGCCATGGCCGCACCATCCCATGCAAAGGCAAGGAAAAGGCCGAGAAACAAGGCTGGATCACATCACCGATGGACCGTTTCAACGGCATGAGTGAAGAGGAGCAGGACAAGGTCTTCGGACATGCCGACGCGCAAGCAATCAGAGACGGCGCCGACATCTACCAGGTCGTCAACGCCCACCGAGGCATGCGGCCAATCGGCCGCGGCAATGTCCACATGACCACGTCCGAAGGCACTGGCCGCTACGGATGGAGCCATATGATCCGCAAATACGAATACGGACAACGCCAGCGGCGCAGGCTCACACCGGAAGGCATCTACAGTTTTCACCTTCCGCGCGAACAGACCATCGAACTCCTGAAGCGCGAGGGCTACATCCTCCCCGACAACTGGAGAACCCAAGTCCCAGCGCTCCGCCGCCAGCAATGGCTCCACAACAACGAATGGCGCCAAGGCCGACACGAAGAACAGACAGCCGCCCAGAAACGCCTCCAGAACGCACGACTCCGCTACGAAGCCGCCCTCGCCGGCCGCAACCCGTACCAGCCGGGTTCGCTGGTCACACCTGACGTGCTGGCCAGGGCGGAGAACTCGTACCGCAGATGGCTCGCCAGCAACGGCGAGGTCTACACCAAATGAAAGGAAACACCATGTCCGAAGGACAACAGCAGGATCCGAAAGCCGGCAACCCGAACAATCAGGAGCCGACCGTCGACTGGCACGACAAGTTCCTCGGCCAGAAGAAGGTCAACGGTGATCTCGAGGCGAAGCTCAAGGCCGCCTACGAGAAGGCCGACCGCGTCGACGACCTCGAGAAGCAGGTCGCCGAATGGCAGAAGCGCGGCGAGGAATTCGACGCCGCACAGGCCACCATCGCCGGACTGCAGAAGCAGGTCCTCCAGGCCAACGTCACCGCGGCCGCCACCGGCAGGCTCATCGACCCCGGCGATGCCTTGAAACTCATCGACTTCTCCGCCTTGACCGCAGACGATCAGGGCGGATACGACCAGCAGGCCATCAGCGACAAGATCGACGCTCTGGTCTCGGCACACCCGTATCTCGCGCAAGGCGGGAACAAGGCTGGCCTGAACGGAATCATCCCGCCGTCAGGCTTCCGCGATGGAGAACATTCCGCGGGACAGCTCACCAGGGACGACCTGAAGAACATGACCTCGAAGCAGATCGAGGAGGCGCGCCGCAAGGGCCGCCTGGATGACCTGCTCGCAGGCCGCCAGAACAAGTAAGGAGGCCAGCAATGGCAATCACCAATTTCATCCCCGAGGTCTGGTCCGCCAGTATCCTTGAAGCCCTGCGCGCGAAGCTCGTCTTCCCGAGCCTGTGCAACCGCGACTTCGAAGGCGACATCCGTGAGGCCGGCGATACCGTCCATATCACCGGATACAACGACGTGACCGTGAGGAAGTACTCCCGCGGCGGCACCATCACCGTCGAGGTCGCGACTGACGCCGACAAAGGCACCCTCGTCATCGACCAGTCCGATTACTTCGCGTTCAGCGTCAACGACCTCGACAAGGTTCAGGCGAAGGACGACCTGACCGGCCGGTTCACTAACTCCGCGGCGTACAACATGATGCTGAACGTCGAGAACTACATCTCCGGCCTGATGGACAAGGCCGTCACCAAGGAGGCCAAGGCCGTCACCGTCGCCACCCCGAACGACGCGTACCTCGCAGTCGTGGCCGCACGCACCCAGCTCGACAAGCAGAACGTGCCGACCGAGGGACGCTGGATCGTCGTCAGCCCCGACTTCTACGCCATGCTGCTGCAGGACTCCCGCTTCATCGAAGGCACTGATGCCGGCCACAACACGCTCCTCAACGGCGTTGTCGGCTCCGTCGCAGGATTCTCCGTCGTGGAATCCAACAACGTGCCCGCTGCGAAAAGCGCCAAGCCCACCGTGCAATCCATCATCGCCGGCACCAACGCCGCCGTCACCTTCGCGCAGCAGGTCAGCAAGGTCGAGGCCATGCGCATGCAGACCGACTTCGCCGACATGGTCCGCGGACTCGATCTGTACGGCGCCAAGGTCATCCGCCCCGAGTGCCTGACCAAGATCAAGCTGACCCTCGCCGACGCCGAGTGAGCCATCGATGATCGGAGGCTGAAATGACCGCACTGGCCACACTGGCCGACCTGAAGAGCTACGGAATCGACGTGACCGACGAACAGACGGCATTAAGCCTGCTCGACTCGGTCTCCGACGCCGTCCGCTCGGCCGCCGGCTGTCCGATCACCCTCGGCGAATGGACGGTGGACCTGCCCGGCGAACAGTCCAGGAAACTCGACCTGCCCTGCAAGGCCGTCCGCTCAGTGTCCAAAGTGCTCATCGACGGACAGCCTGTCGAGGATTGGCGGTTCTTCGGCTCATCGCTCTACCGCGACGAACCGTGGAGCCCCTTCGGCGGCATTCCGTCGACTATCACCGTCACCTTCACAGGCGGCTGGAAGCCTGTGCCGGCCGATATTGTCAGACTCGTCTGCTCGTATGTCGCAGCCGGACTCCATCAGCTCGAGGACGGCGGCCCCGGCGCCCACGCCGGCGTCAGCTACGAGCGCGTCGACGACGCACAGGTCGGATACGCGCAAGGCGACGCCGCCCAAATCGACGTGACCGAATTGCCGGAAACGACCAAGCGCAGCCTGCGCAACCGCTTCGGCGCGAACGTTACGTCGATTGGAGTTTTCCGATGAGAATCAGCGCGTCATTCCTAGCCAAGGCACGTCGTGACGCGGAAGGCCTCATGACCGACCAATGCACGGTAACCCGCCCAGGCGAGTCCACCACGGATCCGGACACGGGACTGCCGAACACCGGCACGGAGCAGGTGTATGAGGGCAAGTGCAAGGTGCAGACCTCGGGCGGCCTCGCCAGTGAACAGACCGAAGGCAGCGCCGCCCAAGCCATGGGCGCCGTAAGTCTCGTATGGTCGCTGTACGTGCATTTCCCTTACGACACGTCCGGCCTGCGTGCCGGTGACGTGGTGGAGGTCACGGATTCCGCGAATCCGCTGCTTTCCGGCCGACGGTTCCGGCTCGTCTCCCCGCAATCGGAGAAGAGCCATGTCACCGCCTGCCGCTGGAATGTGAAGGAGGACGCATGAGTCTTGTGAACGTGGACGCGAGCCAGCTGAAAGCCTTCGGAACCACTCTCGCGGGCGGTGCCACCGTGCGTCGTGCATTGGTGTCCGCCGCAGTGAAGAAGGGCGCGCAGAACGTCAAGGAAAGCATCGAGGGCGATCTGAAAACGTCCCGGAACGCCGCCTTCCGGCGCATCGGCATCCATTACACGATGCAGACCGTCGGAGCGTCGGGCATCGCCGCCGACATCAGCCCTACAAAGGGCGGTGCGGGCAGTCTGGCCAACATCGCCTTCTTCGGCACCGCCAAGGGCGGTGGAAGCCACCGCTTCTACGAACACGCCGAAGAGGAATTGCCGTCGCTTGCAAGGCATGTGGCGCAGGCGGGGACGGAGGGATTCGCATGACCTCGATCATGACCCTGACCGGCACCATCCTCGACCACATCCCGCAGCCGGCCAAAGGTTGGACTGTGTACCGGCAGACAGCGCCGAAGCCGACGGACAAGCCGCCGTGGATCATCGAGACGGTGACCACCAACGGCCACCTCGTCGGAGAGACGCAACGCCCTCATTGCGGCATCGGCACACTGCAGGTGCGCATCGTCAGCACCACCGCGGATTCCGTCAACGTCATCGCCGACGACCTCATGGTCCCCGGCCTGACCGGCAAACGTTTCGTGGCGCAAGGCTTCGACACCGGCTGTCTCACCCTCTTCTCCGACTCCGGCGCCTACGCCGCCGGACTCACCGCCGAGGAGACGGCGCTCCTGTACCAGTGCCGCCTGCTCACCTTCAAATTCAACTGGTCGCGCATGTGACCGAAACCAATGTTTCCAACCCCTTTCGGCATTAGCCGCGAGGGGTTTCGTCTTAAGGAGCGAAATATGGTCCTCAATCTGGGAACCGAGATCCCGTCCACGCCAGCGGACGGAAAGGTCAACACCATCTGGGTGCCGTCCATCAAGGACATCAACCATCCAACCGCGTCCGAAATCTCCAACGGCACCGACCTGTCAAACTACGTGACATTGGGCGGTTGGTCCTGCTCTCCAAGCCAGGACACGATCAGCGACCAGCGCGAGAACAGCTCGATGGACTACGAGAACCCAGGCAGGAAGAAGATCAGCGGCCCGTCCGTCGAGGTCATCGACAACACCAACACCGAGCACGCTAACCAGAACGCCGCCATGGACACCCTCAAGGAGGGCGCGGAAGGCTATTTTGTCCGCCGATACGGCAAGAACACCGACCGCACCTTCGTCAGCGGAGACGTGGTCAACGTCTACGCCGTCCGCATCGGCATGAGCGCCAAGGACGCGATCGCCGCCAACACGGTGCTGCGCTCCAAGGTCAACTTCACCATCAAGGCCCCCGGCTGGGCCGAGAACGTGAAGGTCTCCTGACAATTCTTCCCGCGTCGGACTTTGTTCCCTTCGCCGACGCGGGAACCTCTCAAATTCTTCGCAAAGGAACACAACACAGGACTTTTTACGGAGCGAAGGAACATCATGCTCAAAGTGACACGCAAGACCAAACAGGTCGACATCATCCTCGACCAGGAGCTCGCCGAACACATCGCCATGCTCGGAGACCAGCTCGCCCGCGAACTCACCGCGGAACAGGTCACCGAGGCCGGCGCCAACAACGCCGCCAAACGCACCGCCAAACGCATCGAGGAATTGAGGAAGCAGGCCGAGGCAAGCACGCTCGTCATCACCCTGCGCGCCATGGGCGTGAGCAAATGGGCCCAGACCCTCGCCGCCAACACCGTCACCAACGGCGCCACCGCCGGAACCCGCGACATGTTCGGAACCGCCGCCACCGCGCTGCCGCAGATGATCGAGACGGCCACCATCGGAGGCAAACCCGTCGACGACGCCGACCTCACCAAGGACGCCCTGCTCACCCTGTTCGACGAGATGACAGACGGCCAATTCACCCCGCTCTGGCACGCCATCAACGAGCTCAACGGAACCGTCGCCGACCCAAAAGCCGCATTCGACCTAGCCTCGAAGGTTCTCCACAACTGATCGACGACCTCAGGATCTGCCGCCAGCTCGGCATCAGCTACAAACGCTGGATGGGCTGGACCCCAAACATCACCGTCCAACGCGACAGCCACCGCCGCATCACCGGCTACCAGACCGAACCCGAATGGGACGAAACCGAACGCGACTGGATGCGCGCCCTCAACGACTACGAGAAAAGCCTCTGCCCACTGTGCGGACTGCCACGCGACATCTGCCAGTCACCCGACGCGGAATTCAAACTCCACGCCGAAACCAGCATCTGCTGGGCATCCACACACATGCAGGAAGCCATGCGCAGATGGCAGAAAGCCAACAAGGACAGTCCCGCCAGGGACTCGCTCGTCGCACACCTCACCGACTGAAAAGGAGGGGAAATGGCCGACAACAAGAACATCGTCGTCCGACTCATGGCCGACACCTCGCAATACGAGACCGCGCTCGCCAAGGCCGGCAAAAGCACCGAGGAGCTCGCCGGAGGACTCGAGAAGTCCGGCAGCAAGACCGGCATCGTCACCAAAGGTCTTACCGCGGCAGGCTTGGCCGTGGCTGCTTTCGGCGTCGCATCCATCAAGATGGCCGCCGACTTCGACGAACAGATGAGCACCGTCCAGGCCAACTCCGGTGCCACCAGCGCACAGCTTGGCCAATTGCGCGAGGCCGCACTGCAGGCCGGCGCGAGCACCGTCTACACGGCGAGCGAGAGCGCCGGCGCAATCAATGATCTGGCCAAGGCCGGCATGAGCGTGTCCGACATCCTCTCCGGCGGCCTCACCGCATCCCTCAACCTCGCCGCCGCAGGACAGATGAACGTAGGCGACGCCGCGGAATACATGTCGCAGGCCCTCACCATGTTCCACCTATCCGGCAAGGACGCGGCCAGCACCGCCGACGCGCTGGCGGCCGGCGCGGACAAGGCTGTAGGCAATGTGTCCGACTTCGGTGACGCACTCAATAACTGCGGCGTCATGGCCAACAGTTTCGGTATGAATCTGCAGGAGACCGTCGGCGTGCTCGGCCTCTTCGCGCAGAACGGCATCGTCGGCGCCGAGGCAGGCACCCAGCTCAACTCGATGCTGATGCGCTTGGCGCATCCAGCTGCAGACGCCGAAAGCACCATGAAGGAACTCGGCATAAGCACTCACGACGCCAGCGGCAAGTTCGTCGGCTTGTCCAATTTGGCCGGCCAATTGCACGACAAGCTCGGCAGCCTCACCGACCAGCAGCGCCAGGAGGCCGAAGCCACCATCTTCGGATCGTATGCGATCAAGGGCGCCGGCATCATCATGGATGCCGGCAAAAGCGGCGTGGACAAGTGGACCAAGGCCGTCTCCGACAGTGGCTTCGCCGCGCAGCAGGCGTCCAACAAAACCAACAACTTGAAGGGCGACCTCAAGATGCTGGAGTCCGCCACACAGTCCGCCATGACCAAGATTGGCGAGGGCGCGCAGGGCCCGCTCCGCAAATTCACGCAGGGCCTGACCGACCTCATCACCGACTTCGGCAACCTCCCCGCCGGAGTCCAACAGGCAATCGTCCTCGGAGCAAGCCTCACCGGCATCCTCGCCGGACTCCACAAGGCCGTCACACCACTCAACACCAGCACCAGCGCCGCAGCCCAAGCCTTCGGCCTGCTCGTCGACCCCATCCAACGCATCGCCATAGCCGGACCACAACTCAAAAGCGCCTTCACCGACATCACCACCGCCATCAAAGGCACCGACACCGCCGCCATGGCCGACGGACTCACCCGCACCCAAATCGCAGCCCGAGGCCTACGCGGAGGACTCTCCGGCATTGTCACCCTCCTTGGCGGACCATGGGGAGTCGCACTCACCGTCGCCGGATTCGCGCTCGCCGCATTCGCCAGCGCCCAGCAGAAGGCCAAGGAGGCGCAGGACGAGCTCAAGACGAGCATCGAATCCAGCAGCAACATCGCGGAAACAATCGCCGACCATTTCCAGGATTTGAAAATCGGCGGCGAGGACGCATCCAAGGCCTTGAAGGAAATGGGCGTCAACCTCACCGACGTGACCAGCAGCGCCATGGGCAACGGCACCGCCATGCAGAAGGTCAAGGACGCGCTCGAGGAGTACGTCCAGGCCGCTGGGGACGACACCTCCGAGATGTCGAGGCGCCGCGCCGTGGCCGACGACCTCACGTCCGAAATCAACAAGGAGTCCAAGGCCTACAAGGAAGCGTCCGACAAGGTCAAGGAGAAGACGAAGGCCGCGAATGATGCCGTTGGCGCCGATGGCAAGAGCGCCTCCTCCGCCAAGCAGGCCGCCAGCGCCAACAAGGACCTCGGCTCCAGCGCCAAGGACGCGGCCGAGGAAATCGACGGACTCGTCAAATCGCTCTTCGGCCTGGAATCCAACAACCTCACCGCGGACGAGGCCGTGGACCAGCTCGACCAGAAGATCGGACAGCTGTCGGACACCTGCAAGGACAATGGCGTCGTCTTCAGCCAGAACGGCGACCTTTTGGATCGCTTTTCGGAGAAAGGTACCAAGACCAAGCAGGCTCTCGAGGACATCGCCAGCAGCGCGCAGAACGCCGCCGAGAAGATTCTCAAGCAGGGCGAGTCCACGAATTATTCGAATGGTGAGATCGATCGCGCCAATCAGGTCCTGCAGGATGCGCGAGATGCGGTCATCAAGCAGGCCGAAGCATCCGGCATGAGCGAACAGGCCGCCAACAACCTCGCGGACAGGTGGGGTCTGAGCTCGGACAGCATCAAGGCGAACATCGAGAGCATCAAGCTGACCGCCGAAAACAGCAAGGCGAAGCTTGATGTGGACGATTCCAAGGCCAAGAAAAAGACCAAGGACGCCAAGACGAGCCTCGGTAAGTTCCACGAGATCGACGCGAAGGCCACGCTGGACGCCGACGCGAAGAAGGCCACGGCCAGCGCCAAGAAGGCGCAGAAGATGATGGACGACTTCAACAGGAAGCACGTCAAGGCGACCCTCGATGCGACCGACAAGGCGTCCAAAAAAGCTAAGACGGCCTCCGCGAATGTCAACAAGCTCAACAACAAGAAGGCTACCGCCAAGCTCGACGCCAAGGACAACGCCTCGCCGAAGGTCGACAAGGCCAACTCCAAGAAGCTGACCAACAAGCGCAACACCTTGGACTCCACGGACAAGGCCACGCCGAAGACGAACGCCGCGAACGCGAAGAAGCTGACCAACAAGCGCAACACGCTCGATTCGGCCGACAAGGCCGGACCGAAGGTCGACGCCGTCAACCGCAAGAAGCTGAACGACAAGAAGAGCACCGCCTCGGTCAACGACCAGGCGACACCGGTACTCCAGTCCATCAACAACTTCAAAATCGCCGACAAAAGCTTCACCGTCACCGAGCACACGAAAAAGGAGGGCGCCTACACGGGCGGAATGTTCACCGATGGACATTTCGACCGATTCGCCGCAGGCGGCATCTTCGACGGCTATATCAGTCCGACCTGGGCAGCCGGAAACGGCATGAGCGATTCGGTCCAGCTCCTGAACGCCGCCCTATCCTCCGGAGAATTCGTCGAGAACGCCGCCGCGACCGACTATTACGGCGTCGCCACTATGCGCGCCTTGAACGAGATGAAAATCCCTCGGGAAGTGTTCTCCACCTCGCGCGACATGCCGATCGTCGTCAAGGTCGAAATGCCGGCCGAAGCAGGCGCCACCACCGTCAACATGCCGATGAAAATCGTCACCACGCAACAGCCAAGCGTGACAGGCACCATCATCGGCCGCACCGCCAGCGCGGCAGTAAGGAGCGCTCGCTGATGTCAGACGTCACACTCACCGCCAACGGCGCGAGCGTCATCCTCCACGGCGACGGCGAATACCAAGGGCCCGGCATCGCATTGACCGGCATCGCCGGCTGGTACGCGACGCCGGACCCGAAGATTACCGTCACTTCTAGGGGACAGGGTGACGGCGGCCACGACATCGCCGCCAGCGACATCCTCTATTCCGCGCGCGTCGTGACCATTTCATACCGCGTGCTCGCCGGAGACCGGCATGAGGCACTCGACCTGCTCGCCCAGCTCGACCGGGCCGTGCATGGTCTCGTCACCTGCCGCGTCACCGACCAGGGACAGGACACGCAATGCGTCGGCGGCTACTACAGCAGGAGCCTTGAGCAGAAAATCCAGAATCCGCTCTGGCAGAACTTGAGCGGCGACATCACGCTTGTATTCGAACGGCCGGAGCGCCTGAGCGTCAACGGCTACACCGTCCAGATCAGTGCCATGCACGTGGCAGGTGGCAACGTCGGATTGAAATACGGAGACAACCGGCGAAATGGCCTGAAATACCCGCTGAACTACGGATTGACGCTCGACGGCGTCGGCTCGAACGTCGCACTGCTCACCAACAGCGGATCCTCACGAGCCTATCCGACATTCGTCGTGCACGGACCTATGGACGGCGTGAGACTCGACTTCCCAGGCACGCAGCAGTCGATCGTGTGCGACCAGACCGTCCGGGATGTCCCACTGGTGTTGGACTGCAGAAGCCGCACCGCCCAACTCGGAGGACAGGACGTGAGCCGCCAACTCAGCCAGCGAGGATTCCCAACGATACCGCCCGGCGGCTCCATCCGCGTGGTCCTGTCAAGCCTCGGTAACGGATTCGTGGACTGCACCGCCCACGACACCTACATGTGAAGGAGAATCATCAATGAGCACCACAGCTTTGGGCATATCGCCGAACGCCAACGGCATCGGCGTCACACCACTCGCGCATCGCAGGATCCTTGGAGCGCAGTGGGCCAACACCGGCCTCGTTGACGGACTGAACGTCACGGGACGCTCGGACCTTCGATACAACGTCTCGGCCGGCGTGGCCGTCTGCTCGCGCGGAGACGCCGACGGAAAGACCCTCGCATACTTCGAAGGCGGACAGACCGGAGCCGTGTCAGCCGGAGACCCCTCCAACCCTCGCATCGACATCGTCTGGATCTGCGCGCACAACCAGATGGAATACAAGGACGCCGACAACTTCGTCGTCGTCGGAGTCACACAGGGAACGCCAGGCGCGAACCTGCCGGAACCGACCATCCCGGCAGGATGCACGATGCTTCGAAAGATGAAGATGCCCGCCGGAGCCACATCCACCGCCGCAGCCGTGCAGATGTGGAGCGCCGACTACGCCATCCCATACGGCGCATCCCTAGGGAAAATCGGCGAAAACTGGGACCGTCGCGACATGACCGGCGACTCGACCGTGAAGAAGATGTACTACGAGCAGCAGATCGAATTCGACCTCCCATCCGACCGCATGCTCGAACTCGCCTTCAAATGCAACCTAAGCTCTGCCGGAGCCACCTCGTGGTCCGACACATCGCACCGAACGGAATGGGCAGTCGGCTTCCAAATCGACGGCAAAGACCTTGACCACTCCTGCGCCAACTTCGTCAGCTACGGCGCATGGCAGACACACGAAACCAGCTACATCACAGCCGTCAACAAAGGCCACCATGTCGCACGCCTACGCACCTGGCTCCAAAACGGCAACGCGCCAGTCTTCCACTACAACCCATCCAAAGACAACAAGGACGCCCTCTGGTGCGGCCGCCGCTTCATCATCTGGGACAGAGGACAGGTCGTATGAGCTGGCGCGCCTACCTCTACGACGTTCAAAGCGGCCAACTGGCGCAGGAGATCGACATCCCCAGCTTCTCCTGGTCCATGACCGTATCCGACTGCTCATTCACCACCACCAAGGACAAAGAACTCGGAGACGACTCCATCAGCGGCCTCGAACTCCCATGGACCGAAATCCCCGGCACCACACCAGCCGCACGAGCCGCGGCACTCCAACCATACAAGCGTGGACTCGCACTCTTCTGGCGCTCGCCGATGGACGACCCGTCATCATTGGGCACGCCGATTCTGGCCGGCGCGCTGGGTGTGCGCACGTCCAGCTGGCATGACGTTTCCGTGCCGGTCATCAGCATGTTCGGCATGCTCGAGGACCGGTATCTCGTCCACGAGGGTGCGTTCGGCACCGGCGCGAACCACACCAGCACACGGAAATACCGGTTTGAAAACCTCAGCTGGCGCGCCCTGGCATGCGAGGTCATCCGCCAATGCACCGAGACGAAGCCCGGCGGCTCGCTGCCGATTGACTTGCCTTATCTCAACGAGGTCGGCACTCACAGCCTGCCGTCCGACGGAGCGACGGAGGACAAGACCGCAGCCAAGACCAAATCCAAGAGACGCGAGACCTTGGCCGACGGCTACATCGAGACCGTGGTGGACGGCGACACCACCACCATCACCGAACAGCACGTGACGAAACAGACCAAGCAGGTCACCGAAACCAAGCCCTACAGCTACGCCACGCGCAAAGGCACCGTGACCAAGCAGCACACGAGCACCAAGACCATCACCACGGCGCAGACCACCGTCACCAAGAAGACCGTCACCAAAAACCACACCGACTATTCGGAGCGCACCGTGACCACCACCACCGTGGTGTTCGCATTCGACGCGGACGGCAAGCAGACGGGAAGCACCACGTCGACGGACGGCCCGCACAAGACCATCCTGCCACGCCAGACCGTCGCGGAATACCAGGACAGCAATATCGGCAGCCACAAGTGCTCGGACATCCTCAAGAACATCGCCGACGCGGACGGCGGCCCCGACATGCAATTCCGCCCGTATCTGGCGGATTCGCAGCACATCCGCTTCCGCTTCCTCGCCGGCAGCGACGGAGACGTCCACCTCAACCAGGACAGGCGGCTCAGCCTCTCCTGCCACCCTCAGGGCGGCACCCTCGAGAACATCAAGATCGACAGGTGCGCGCCCGTCATGCGCGTCTACGCCACGGGGTCGGGCGCGGACAGCGGCACCATGTGCGCATTGGCCGAAGACCTCTCCCTGACCAAAAGGGAGGATCCATGGCCATTGCGCGAGACCACGCTCAGCGCCACGGACGCGAAGACCTGGGAACTGCTCTCCTCGGCCGCGAACGCCGCGATGCTCGCCAACCGGCGTCCGCTCTGCCAACTGTCCGGCGAGATGGACGCCAACGACGTGGACACCAACGGCATGCCCCTGCATCCGCTCGGCAGCTTCTGGCCGGGGGAGACCTTCGACGTCGCCATCGACGGATTCCCCGACTGGCCCGACGGCGTCACCACCATGCGGCTCATGCAGATGAGCGGAGACCAGACCGGCAAGGTCACCCTCAAATTCGACCCGATCGCCGAACCATTCGACTAAGGAGGCACCATGGCCAGTCACATGGAGATCAGGCCGGCCGACGACTCCCTCGCACTCGCCCTGGCCAGCGCCGCCTACGCCAAGGCCGGCATGCACGCCACCTATCTGACCGGCACCATCGCCGTGGACAACGGCGACGGCACGCAGACATGGCTCGGCGGCGGCACCGCGGAACCCATGCCCGGCGCAGGCGGCCTCATACCCTTCGTCGGGGATACGACACCTCCCGGCCGTCCGATCGGAGTGTCCGCCACATCCTCATTGGAGGTCGCGTGCGCCAGATGGGACGGCGAGCTCGAAGGCGGCATCCCAGCCGACTTCGACCACGTGGAGCTCTTCGCGAAGCCTGACAGCACGGGGAAGACCATCGACCTTGGCGCGTTGCGCGGCAGGGGGGAGATCACCACCGGCATCCTGCCGGTCGGCGATGTGGTCGAGATCTGGGCCGTCGCCTACGACTGCGCCCACGACGCCGACGGCCTGCCCGCCCCGAACGCCTCCGAGGAGTCCGACCACGCGACCATCATCATCGCGCCCGTCGTCTCCCAAAAGGACCTTGCCGACAGCGCGTCGGAAATCCTCGCCGCCGCGAAGACGGACACGGACACACAGGTCGGCAAGGTCTCCGACGACCTCGCGCAGGCACGCAAGGACATCGACGCGAACGCCAAAACCTTCACCGGCACCGCCCGCGGAGCCACCATCATCGGATCCGAATTCCGAGACAGCGAGGATCCGTCCTCCGCGCACATCAAATTCAACGCGAGCGGCATGTATCTCGGCACCGGCCTCGCATATTCGGTCTCCACCGGCGTCCTGAGCATCAAAGGCGCGGTGCAGTCCGGAGGCTCAATCTCGGGCGCCACCGTGACCGGCGCCATCGTCCAGACCACTTCGGATGCCAACCGCGGCGTCAAGCTCACCTCCGGCGGTCTCATCGGCTATGACCAGGCCGGCAACGCCAAATTCACCCTGAAGACCGATGGCAGCGTCAAAATGGATGGTCCGGTCATGACCAACGGCCGCATCACCGCGCCAATCCTCGAAGGCGGCACGATCACCGGCGGCACGATCACCGGCACGAAAATCCAGTCCAGCACCTCGGACAAGGTCGGATTCAAGCTCACGGGCGGGGCTCTCGACTTCTGGGACGACCAAGGCGAGAACACCGTGCATCTGAACGGCAAGGCCAACATGCTCGCCGGCAGCTTCGCCACCGCCCTGTCAGGACCGCGATTGGAGATGCGCAACACCACCACCGACGATGGCAGCGTCTACGGCCTCCTCGAATGCCACGACGCACAGTCAACCGCATGGTACGTCCAAGGCCAATCCCACGGATTCAATACCGACCAGCCGGATCCGGGAGCCTACAGGCGGCTCAACATCGGCATCAACCCCGACAACAGCGAGCTCAGCGTGGTCAGATACAACAGCGGCGCGTCCCGCGTCGTCATGGAGGCAGGACGCATCGACGTCAACGGCAGCGACGGCTGGGCGCGTCAGGTCGGCGGCCTCGGCATCTACGTCAACGGCATCCGCATCGACCCAGTCATCTACACCGACCTCACCGACTGGTTCGTCCCAGCGGCCGGCTGGACAGCCTACGCCGGCGACAGCGGCAAAGACCCACGAAGCCACATGACCGTCGTGGGCAACACCTGCTACATGCAGCTCGAACTCCAACGAGCGGACCGAAAAAGCGTCACATTCCAAACAGGCGACTACCAGGACATCGGATACTTCAAACAAGGATTCATCCCAAAAATCGGCCTCAACGTCCCCTGCATCTTCAACAACGGCCAATACGGCGGCGCATTCGTACCAGGCAACACCAACCCCAGCAACACCACCGGCATCAACGGCGACGGCAACTACCTCCGCGGCCACCTCCGCGTCGGCATGCGCCAAACCAACGACGCCTGGTGGGTCAGCGTCTTCATGATGTACACCCTCTAGAAAGGACCAAAATGACCGACACCACACAAAACATCCTCGACCTCAGACCACCCAAAGAAAGCATGAAAGCCGAACTCTACCGCCTCGGCCTCCGCTACACCTACAGCACCGACAACGGCGAAATCTGGCAAAACGACACCAGAGGCATCCGAGCCACCATCACCAACAACAACCCAGACACCACCACACTCGAAGACATCACCACACACATCACACAAAACACCGCGCTCGCCGACCTGCGGAACGTCACCCGCATCGACACGATGACCGCCTCCGACTGACGAAAGGGACACCAATGGAAATCACAGCGGACGCCAACACCGTCATCGACGACCTCGCACGCCAGCTCGCCGACCTCGCCAAGCAGAACGCCATCCTGCGCGCCCAACTCTCCGAAGCCATGAAAAGGCTCAACGCCACCGAAAACAAGGAGGAACAATGACACAAGTCAAATTCGATCTCGGCAGACTCGCCACGTCAGGAGTCGCCGACCTCGCCAACGAGCCGATCAGCATCACCCCGACCAACCGGTTCACCGCGGCCAACAAGAAGATCATCGTCAACGAGCCGATCGAAACCAACCTCGACACGCACGGCACCACGACCGTCAACCTGCCGCCGACCGGCACCGGATGGGCCTACACCCTGCATGTCGGCGCGAACGGCAGCCGCCACGAATTCGCCGTAACCTTCGACGTGCCGGACACCACCAACGCACTCAACTTCGCCGACCTCGTGACCGTCGACCCGGCCACTCTGATTCCGAACGCGGGGAATCCGCTGTCCGACATCGACCAATCCGACATCGACTGGGCCGTCGATGCCATCAACGCCTGAGCAGGAAGGAACGCAAATGGCAAATGCAGACAAAGTGATCCGTCTGGGCGATTACGTCCAGCTGGAACGCGCGCAGAAGTCCAAGGACGGCGCAAATTTCAAATACGACGCGTCGACGGGACGTGTGACCAACCTCGCGGAATACTTCGCGGCACACGCGGATCCGAACATCTACACCGTCCGGTTCCCGCTCTGGGCCACATCCAACAGCACGCAGGGCGTGAAGCTCGACGACAACGCCGGCCTGACCATCATCCCGTCCACCAACACCGTGAGCGGCCGCGACGACTACCGCTCGCTCCCCGCGTTCCGCGTGTGGGACGTCAACGGAGGCGTCGACG